AGAGAATATAAATATTCTCTAAACTTAAATCAAAAAGAGCCTACGCCAGTGAAAGGCGTTCACTCCTCTTGAAGTCTTGTAATCTATAACTTTAACCCGTTATAGTGACCAGGACGGCACCGCATTGAAAGTTGAAATCAATGTAGGATGACTCGTATGGAGGTCGTGAGAAGTTGCAAATTTATATAGACGAGATTTTTGACAATCTACGAATATATCTAATTGTGACAAGGTTTAGAGCTTTCTTCATAGGAAGAATTCTAACCGAGTGTAGGTGGCTATGTCTGGCGTACCTCGTTAATGAGGAACAGCGCAGCAGAATTAATCTTAACCCTTTTGAAAGGGACTTTTAAATGAATTTAACTATGACTAATACAATTGTAAAAATTATAAGAGTCTTAGATAAACCACTAAAAGTGATTGATCCTGTGATACATCTAGAAGGAGGGAAACCTCTTTCCGGCTTACTAAAATCTGTTGGATGAAAGCTTATCACTATCATTCAACAGTCTAGTAAGAAAGCAACCGCTCGAATTAGACTGCTACATAATTTCCATGCATATCTTTCAGTTATGACTAAAAGACATGGTGTGGAGTATGTAGTCAAGTATCTAAAACTTTCTGCATTAATCGTTTCTAAAACATTGGCAGGAGAGAAGATCAATTCGTATAATACTATTGATCCAGATCTCTTCTATCCAAGGTTAAGAGGAGGATTTCCTGCAATTATTGGAACTAAAGATCGTAGATCTTTAAAACAAGGAAGTTATAAGACTATACGTCTTTGACTTACTTTGTTTAGTCTTTATAGGGTTATATATATCCCTGGAAAAGCTAAACTCCAAACAATTACAGATCCCTTCTCTGGGAATCTAGAGAGACTTAGAAGGTTCGAAACATGGATGGAGCATAAAGCACCAGCACGTCTCAGAAGCTTCCAAGCCAAACTTATTCCTAGAAATGATTACGCATTCTTGTCTAGGGCATCTTCTTCTAACTCAGTTTCCTGAGTAGGAATGGTAACTGATCTGAGTCTTCTTAAACACTCAGAATTAGGTTCCATTTTCCTTTCTCTGGCCAAAGTTTTCTTGACAGAAGAATTTTATAATAAGGTTTTAATCTTATATAATAATTCTCCTGAAGTGGGAACCGAGGCATTTGATCGTTTACCAATGAAAAAGTCTATCGTAAAACATTTTACTGATAAGAATATTGACATTGGTTTAGGTCAATTGTTTCAGAAAGAAGAAGCTGCTGGGAAAGTTAGAACTTTCGCATTAGTTGATTCGTGGACTCAAACAGTTTTGAGTCCATTGCACGACTACATTAGTAATATCTTGAACAATATTCCTAATGATGGTACGTCGAGTCACTTAGCTGCATTCGATCGAGTACGAACTAGATCCTTAGAATATGGATGTAGTTTCGGATATGATCTTTCTGCAGCCACAGATAGACTACCTGTTTCTCTTCAAGTTTCATTATTAAATGGACTTTTAGGGAAAGGGATAGGAGATCTGTGAGCGAAGTTTCTAACTGGTAGGCCATATTATCTTTTACAAGATAATAAGGCTTCAGGATACAAGTATGCAGTAGGGCAACCTATGGGAGCAAGATCTTCATTTGTAATGTTAGGTCTTACACATCATATGTTGGTCCAACTTGCATCTCCCTATCTAGGAACAAAATGAGAGGATCGTTACGAGATCGTTGGTGATGATATTATTATCTTCAACAAAGATTTAGCAGCGAGATACCTTCAAATTATGTCCGACATAGGGGTGCCGATAAACTTATCTAAGTCCGTAGTTTCGGAACATAGACCCGTTTGTGAATACGTGAAACGTGTATCCTATAAAGGAGTAGACGTTTCGCCTTATTCTTGAAAACAGTTTATGTCTCAAGCCGATTCTTTTGTCGGGCGTTTATCGACAACTATTGGATTGCTCCTCAAAGATTCTTATCTTGGAGAAAGAGCAATTCAAATCCTGAATACAGTAATGAAGGTTCATTCTCGTGATACTACTCATAGAGATAATAGAGCCTTAGTTTGTCTCTATATTACTTGTGCTTTAAAAGCAAAAGTAACATTAGATCAAATTATAAGGATTTTACTATCTTTTAAGCCTGTTATCACGAAGAATAGATTAGATTTTTCAAAGTGTGACCGATTAAAAATCGGTTCTCAATTGAAGAAAATAATCACCTCCGGTACTGTACCACTGCCTACTGATAGAGATGATCTTTATTGATCAATCATTGCAGGTTTCAACTCTTATTTTGAACGAGCTAGTGTTCGTTTAAAACAAAGATGAGATTTCCCTACAATGGTGAAACATGAAGATAAGATTCTATCAGCCATATTGGGACGAAATAGTAAAGATGATATCTCAGTATTTTTACTGATGGAATTATCTAGACAAATGTACCAATATAATCAGGCAAGGGCCGATTACCTCCAATGAGGTAGATACGGTTTAGGTGGATATGCAAGCTTTCATACAGTAGAATATGAGGATAATCCCCTGTCTATTCTTAATCGTCAACCTGCTAGAGGTTGGCAATTATTGGAAGAGATGGAAGATAACCATAAAATCTACGATGACATGTTAAATAAGATATCTTTCTTACTTAAACATGAAAAGCTATATACACCAGATGCGACAGAAAACGTCTTAGATTCTCGTGATATTCGTATTTTAAGAATTTTCGAAAGGATTTTCTTAAGTACGATGAAAACGAGACTAAAGAGCCAAGCTAAATAATCACTAGTGTGATCCTTTAGTTGGTCGTCTAAAGACTACGGAGTAGAGGGGGCTTTTCACGACTAGGAAATAGTCTGAGCTACCTGATCTTCGGACTCTCGATAGTTGGAGACGCATTGAAAGTGAAAGCCTTTCACGTCTGATTGACAGATACAAAGGAATCGTGATTCCTTAATCTCTATCAACTGAACACTGGTAGAATTAAGGTTATTAATTCTAATAGTATTACGGTCGTGAGGCTGTAGTAGGCGATTGTTACTCGGATTATATTATAATATATATATATATGTATATATATATGTATATGTAATATAATTTGAGTTACCTTTGTGTTGTGGTCAAGGTGCCAGTTTGGCATACCAATAACTACAAAACAAATGGGTCAGCTCAGGTGAGTAACCTTCTAGGAATCCTGAAGGAACGGCGACATTATATAGTTTAGCTACACGAAGTGTAGACCTATAGTAATGAACGAGTTTTTGATGG